GGTTCTCTGCCCGATTCGACTGCGCCATCATCGCGGCGAGCACCATCTGGTTGCGAAGCTGTTGAATCATTTGCTGGTGTCCCTGTTAATGTCCTTGGCGGAGATCTCCATCACATAGCCTTCACCCAAGCTCATGCTGCGTGTGATGCTGTCGATGAGGTAGTCCTGGTCGAACTTCGTGCCGGTGCCCGTCAGGCGGATGGTGTCGGTTTGCGTGAGGGTGTGATCGGCGGGCAGGCGCGCATGCAGCTTCATCTCGTGCTGCGCCACCTCGTCGTGCTTCTGCTTGGCCAGGCGCTTGACGCCGGCCTGGTCGAGGCCATTGCGCTCAACGGTGTGTGTCGGCTTGCGCCCCTTGCCGCCGTCGGCCTCGTTGCTGTAACGGGCAACAAACGGCTTGCTCTGCTTCTGATGCCACGAGCGCGCCTCGACCGTCACGCCTTTGGCGACCGTCAGGTCGCGCGACAACTGCAGACTGGCCACATTGGCCGCCGAGTTGCCCTTGTCATCACGCCCCCAGCGCAACTCATAGGGCTCAGCCGGCGCGGGCGCGCGCGGGCCGAAGTACAGCGTCTTGCCGGTGACATAGCAAACGAACCCTTCAGCAAGGGCCATCGCGGCAAGCAGGTCCCATTCACTACGCTGGTCCGTCATGCTGACCTGGTCACGCGCGTACAGCTTGCCCACCGGGTTCTTCGTCGCGCTGCCGGCGATCTCCAAGCCATGTTCCGTTGCCAGCTTCTCCGCCACTTCCGATGCGGTCTGGTTCTGGAACTGCACGGTCACCTTCGCATCGATGAACAGCGCGGTCAGGTCCCGGCCGCTCAGCGTCAGCTGGGCCAGGACCGGGTCGCACTCGACGCTATCGACGCGACCGTAGATCAGCGTTTGCAGGTTGGTCTCGTCGTACTGCAGCGGATCCTGCGGAAAACCGGCAAAGATCTCGACCAGTAAATCCCGCTGGCTTGAGAACCAGTTCGCATCGCGGTCGGGTGGCAAGCCACCCACGGCCAGCGTGAGCTGAAACGTATCTGCCTGCGCATACGAGTTGTTCTGCACAGACCAGCTCACACAGGCCGGCACGCGCTCGCCGTTGACCCGCACGATCGTGCGTGGTTGCCGCACCTGCGGCACCACAGGTAGTGTGTTCAGGCTCATAAAGAAAAAGCCCCGCAATGCGGGGCCGTCCGGTTGGTTGAACAGGCTGGGCTAAGGGTTCATCAGGCCGCCCACGTTGTCCTTGTTTGGCGGAATCGTCAGCGTCTGGATACCTTGCACCTGCGGGTCGCCCATCAGCTGCGGGTTGGCCTTGGCCAGGCCTGTCCAGGCCATCGCATCGTTGTATTCCTTGACAGCCATCTGCATCAGGTTGCCGCCGGCCACCACGACTTGCTTGGCACTCGTGTAGGTCGAGGTGATGTTCGCCTGCATCCGACCTGCAACGCGATCGAGCTGAACCAGGACAGGCAAGCTCAGTGCCGAGTTGATCTGTCCGTTGAGCTTCGCCACTTGCTGCGAAACCGGATTGTTCGGCAGGATGCCGCCCAGCGTCGTCACCGTAGTCAGCGCATTGTTTGCGGACGCGACCAGCGTCTGCGCACGATTGCGGACTGCGGTGACCTGCTGCAACACGTTGCTGAGCGTCGACTGCGCTGCATTGGCAAAGCTCGCCACCGAGCCGATCGCCGCGTTGGCCGAGTCCATCAGGCCCGACAGCGTGCTGTCGCCAATGGAACTGGCCATATCGGTGGCAGCTGCGGCATCGCTCTTGATCTGGCTGTCGATGCTCTGGCCTTCATCCTTGCCCGCGAACTTCGACAGGTCACTGGTCACCTCGCACGCGATCTTGTAGGGGATCTTGTAGAAACGCTGGAAATCTGCCCGAAACTCGCGGATCACCACGGCGTAGTAGATCTCGGACCATTGCAGTAGTAGCGATGCGCCGCGCACGCGCAGATCATCCAGATCACGCGCGCGGGCCAAGGCATCCTCGCCGAGCAGCCAGCCCGACCACTCGACGGGTGCGCAGAACGCCCCCATCGAGTCGATCACGCGCGTGCCGCCCACCAGGTCATGCATGGCCAGCTTTTGCGTACCGCCGAACGAGAGGCTTTCGGGAATCTCCAGATCCTTGAACTGGAACCTCCCGAGCTTGAGAGCAAAATCAGACATGATTGATCAAAGTCCAGAAGGCATCAGTTGCATGCCGGTGTTGAAACCGCTGGCGCCGGTTTGCGGCCGTGCGAGGTTGCCGTTGATCTGCTTCCACACCACCTGCCCGACCGTGCGGCCGTCCATGGTCACATCGCCCTTGAGGATGACGGGCTTGGGGTCCGCAATCTTCACGGGGCTGCCAACCACCGGGCTGCGGTTGTGACCTTCGTTCGAATACAGTGTGGTGGGAGGGCTCGTAGGCTTCTTACCCTCACCCGGATGCAGCAGGTCGTACAGGTAGGTGCCGAGCGTTGCGCCTTTGACACCGCTCAGGCGCTCAGCCAACGGGTTGATGAGGTTGGTGTTGGCCCAACTGCCAACCTGATAGGCGGTCTTGCCGACTTGCCAAGCCGTGTCTATCGCATTGACCGCCAGACCAACCGGCCCGGCAAACCGCAACGCTGTGAGCGCCACCGGCGACTTAACCAAGGCACCCACAGCGCCCAGCACTGCCTTGAACGGCGATTTGGCCAAAGCACCTGCGGCGCTCAACAGCCCTCGCCCCAAGCCAGCGCCCTTGCCGAGCACCGACACACTGGTCTTCCCCAACGCCTTCACCATCGTGCCGGCATTGCGCCCAACCAATCGCGCCCCTGTTGCGAGCGAGCGGCCACGGCTGGCCATGTTTCGAACCAGCGTCTTGCCCCAGCCAGCACCATTGCGGAGCGCTGACAACGTGGTTTTCCCCAGCGACTTCGCCATGGTGCCGGCACGGCGTCCAACCGATCGCACCCCATTTGCGAGCGAACGGCCACGGGTCGCCACGTTCCGGCCCCATTTCCGGCCCAAATCCGCGCCCTTACGGAGTGTCGACATCCCTGCTCTGCCGATCCGCTTCAACCGCGAGCCGAGCGCCCCACTCAACTTGCGAAGCGGCTTGCGCGCGATCGACTCGCCCAGTTTCAGGCAATCGCATGGCGAGCCCTTGCCCGAGCCACCGCCGCCCGCAGAAGGCACCAATACTGGTAACAGCTTCTTGAAAAGCGTCAACGCCGTGACGGCAAGCATGACCCCCTTTGCTACCTCAGGATGCTCCCGCGCCAGCTTCGTGATTTTCTCGATGAGACCGCTGAACTTCTCCAAGCCCGCACTCGCCAACGGCAAGATATGCTCGCCGAGCGTGATCTTCAGGTTTGCGACCTTGGCTTTGTAGTCTCGAAGCTTGGCGTCGTATCCCTCGTTTTCCTTCTCATAGACCTGGCCTACACCTCCCGCTTGCTTGTTGTTCTGCAGGTATTTGCCAGCACGGTCCTGCTCGTGAAGCAGCACACGCGCAAGGTTGGCGTCTTTGGCGCCCAGGATGGCTTCCAGCTTCGTGTTGAGGCGATCCCCCGAGTACCCCTGCTTTTGCAGCGCGGGCACGATCACGTCCGCCACATACTTGAACGGGTTGGCCGCAAACTCTTGCGAGCGCGCCATGCCCGTCGCGTCCACGCCGACAATGTGGCCGGACTTGTCGCGATGCACGGCCTTGTGGTCCAGCAGCTTGACCCGCTCCAGCTCTCGCACGGCGGTGGGCGACATCTTCCCCGAGGCCCAGCCCTGCAGCGTAGACATTGCAGCGACGCTGGTATTGGAAGCACCGGCCCCCTGCATGAACTGCTTCAGCCCGTAGAAGGCGGCTTCCGTTTGCGTGAACTTTGTGGAGAGCTTGCCGGACTGCATTCCCTCCTGGTAGTCCTTTGGCGCCACCTTGCCGTCGCTGGCAAGGTAGGTGTTCGTTACCGCATCCAGTGTCTCGCGCACCTTCTCCGTATTGATCTTGCCGGTATTGGGGTCGATCACCCCGTCACGCATCTGCGCGACCTTCAACGCAGATAGCGCAAGCTCTTCAAATTTCGCCCCATCCGTCGAGCCCGTCGCAGCCATCAATCCTGACTTCATCTGCGCCAGCATCTCGGTCACCTGCTTCGCCTGGGCCGGATCCTGCAGAATGGTCTGTGCACCGCCATAGAGGCTGGCGAGGTCGGTATAGGACTGCCCCTTAACCGCAAGCCCTTTGATGAACTTGTCGTTGGCGGCAATCGCGTCGGGCTGAAACTGGCTGATGCGCTCGAGCACGGTGTGATACTTCGACGCTGCATCCAGCTCGTCCTTCCACATCAAGGCAGTCTCTTTGCCAGCCTTGATCAGGCTGTCGCTGGTATCAGTCAGCTTTTTGATCTTCTGTAGTCGGGTCTCGACCTTTTCCGCGCCCTTGTCGATTGCCTCGAGTCGCGAGGCGATCTCCACCAACCCGCGTGAGGCGCTATCCACCAGCGCAATCCGTATCCCGATCTTGTAAGCATCGCGGCTCATAGGAATCCTTGTTCGTCTGTTGAGGCCACCGATCTCACGTGTGGGCGCGTGCGATAGGGCGGCCCCGCCGGAGCCGCCGCTACCACATCGCCCACCCTCTTCTGCAGGTCGTCAGCCTGCTTCAGTGCCAACTCCCTGAACGACCGCCTGGCCAGCGTCGAGGCCGATGGCTTCTCACGGCCCCGCCAGGCGATGCGCCCTCTCTGCAAGCGAGAGATTCATTCGCGCTCCTTGAAGGACATCGTCTTCAGATCAAACTCAGCGCCATGAAACTCACTGCATTTGATGGCCATCGCCTGGCGCATCGTGTCGTCCAGAGAAAACGCCACGTCGAACGGCACACCGTTATGCACGAGCCACATGGCCTCGTGAAACGGGCCGTTCGTCAGGAGTTTTTTAGCTCGGACTCCGGCTCAGCCGTCTGGATGAAGCTGGCAGCCACGCCGCGCTGTGCGGCTTCGTTGCCCTCTTCGCCCAGGCGTTGATACAGGGCGCGCAGCTGCGCTTCCGTGGCAGGCGTGAGCACCGGCTCGCCATCGATGGCCGAGACGAATTTGAGGTGCGCCACCTCCGCCAGATACAGCATGTTGAGCTCGCTGCTGCCTGCGGCCTTCGCAAAGTCCAGGTTGCCCAGCGGGCTGGGCTTGCGCAGTGTGATCTTGCGGCCGAGCGCGTCATCCACAACCACCTCTTTCGCGGCGGCCTTGATGATCTGTTCGGATGGAGTGATGGTCACGTGGGTCATCAGGACACCTTCACGCGGCGCGAAGCCACGAAGTTGACGGATTGCTTGATGGTGGCATCGCCCGCGCGGTTGCCGGCGTCGGCCAGCGTCATCATCACGCCGTCGTACCGGAACTGCGAGACCGAGCCATTGGCTTCCTGGATCGTTTCGTAGATCTGCGCGCCCAACTCGTTGAGGCCGGCGTAGTAGCCATCCTCAAGCTGGGCGAAATAGCTGTCGAGCGTGGCGTCCTGGCGCTCCACGTCGAATGAGCCCGACCAGCCGTCGAAGAAGCGCACGTGGTCGGTGATGCCGTCCAGGCGCTTGACGCGCACGTCGGTCACATCCTGCTTGCTCTTGAAGGCCGTGATCTTGCTCGGTTGCAGCGTGCCGTTTGCAGTCTGGATGACCAGCGCGTAGTCGCGGCCGACGGTATAGCCTTGAATCGGCATAGTGTTCTCCAAAAAAAAGAAAGGCCCCGCGTGTTGCGGAGCCAGAGGGTGGATTGAGTGCTGCGTTACTGGTTACTGGTTGTTGGTCGAGGTCCGGATCACGGTGGCTTGCGAACCTTCCACGTTCACCAGGAACTTCTCAATGACCGACAGGTAGACCACCTTCACGTCGGCCTGCATGTAGCCCAGCGCGACGCGGTTCATCGGGTTGTTGTTCGCATCGATCTGCACCGAATACGCAGGGCCGCCGTTCACCGCGCCGATCATGCCCTGCTGCTGCATCGAGCTCAGGAAGTTCGACAGCGTGGCCGCAGCTTGTGCGCGCACCGTGGCCGACTGCAGTTGACCGACATACTTGCCCATGCCTGCATTGATGGTGCTGGCGATGTAGTTGGTCATGCGCGTGTAGTTGTCGCCCTGCGTGAGCGCATTCGAGCTGGTGTTGTGACCGGCGCGGCAGCCGAAGTACGCACCGCCAGGCACCGGGTTCGTGACCACGTCGATACCGGCCTGGATCAGCGTCTGCAGCTCGGCCGAGCTGTAGCTCTGGTTGGCAAACGTCTTCTGCGTGCCGACCACACCGTAGATCGGCTTGTTCAGGCTGCTGTTCTGCGGCGACAGGTTGGCCAGCAGGCCCGCCACGAAACCTTGCGGCGAGACCAGGCGCGTCACGCCGTTCACGGTATCGAGCCAGTACACCCAGTCGCCGAAGAGCAGCTTGAAAGCGTACGAGTCAATGCCCGCGGTGCTCTTGGCCGTGACGGCGTTGGCGATGGTGTCGCCGCTCGGGCCCACGCCGATCATGTAGATGCCTTCCGACAGACCGAACGCCACCTGCGTCGGCCACGTGGTGACATCGGCACAGTCGGCCAGCATGGCAATCGACACACCCTGGTTGCGCAACGCGTACATGCCCTTGCGCGGCACGGTGTCCTGGCCGAGCAGCACAGCGCCGTTGATGGTGGCCGCACCGTCAGTACCACCCGTCAGGGCGAGCGTGGCAGCCGTCGGTGCGGTCGTGCCGGCGCCTGCGCTGGCGGTGATGATCTGCGAGGCACCGCGCATGACGCTCACGCCGTTGTTGATGGCGTTGGCGATGGCCACCCACAGCGCATTGCCGGTCTGGCCCGCGCCGATGTTGTCGAACACTTCCGGTGCCAGCGCGGGCGCAGCCACGGTCACCTTCCACGTGTTGGCCGCCGAGCCTGCGGACAGCGCCACCGTGACGGTGTTGCCGAGCGAGCCCGTGTACTTGGCGGTGAACGTGATGCCGTTGGTCTGTGCGATCACGGTGGCCGCGGTATCGGTGCCATCGGTCACACGCACGCAGCGGAAGTTGTTGGCGCCTTGCTGGACAGCCACGGCCACGGCGGTGCCCATGTCATACGTGCGATTCTGGATCGCGCCGAATGCCTGGGCATACATGGCCATGTTGCCGATGAGGGTCGGCGAGTTGACCGGGCCCCACGTGGCGGTACCGACCACACCGAGCACGTTGGTCGGCACACCATTGAGCAGGGTGACCTGCGGCGGAACAATCTGGACGTACAGGTCCGGAACGATGAGAGCAGTGGTATTGATGCTGCCCTGCTGGACGATCGGCATGCTTGCCTCCAAGGAAAACAAAAAAGGCCGCTCAAGGGCGGCCGCACATGAAAAACCGCCCAGAAGGCGGCACGGTTTGTTGAACTGCGACTGCAAATACACTGGGCCGTTCAGCCCATCACTTACTCCACGAGGGTGCGGACGGGAAACTGCGCGCCCATCGATGCACCGGCCGTCACGTTCTCCACACCAGCCGTGATCTGGTAGGCCGTTGCGGTCACGATGGTCGCGTACTCAACGGCATAGCGCAGGTCCCGCCGGTAGATCAGATTGGTCGGGTCGTCGTGCTGCAACCCAAGCTTGTAGCGCAGCGCGGCACCCTGGTCCGGCAGCGTCAGGCGCACGAGGCCCGACAGCACTGCATCGACCTTGCCTGCGATGAGGTCGCGCGGTGCAGCGCCATTCGCCCATGTGGAGATGAGGAACGTGCGCTCTTGCCGGCGCGTCTCGCGCTGCACGGTGCCGATACCGCCCACGCGCGGCGAGATATACGTGGCAGCCGGAATGGTGATCGACGCGCCCGTCGCGCTCGCCGGCTGGTCCACCGCCACCAGTGCGGCAACCGCTGTTGCAATGCTCGCGGGTGTGTCGCTGGCTTGCACGGCATAGACATACGCACGCCCATCGACCAGCAGCACGACGTTCTGCGGCGCGCTGACCGTGCCATTCACCATGACGGTCTGCCCGGCCAGGCTCAGTGCAAGCGTGTTGGCCGGCGGCGCAGCCACCGTCCAGTCCGAGAACGCCGTGCTCTTGTGCCGCTGGTGGCTCTTGGTCGGGAAGACCGACACGTGCGCCTTGTTGGCCTGCAGGTCTGTCTTCAACTGCGTCATGTTGGGCCAGCCGCTGTACACCAGCACGGGGTTGCCCGTGACCGACGGTTGGCCAGTGCCGTTCGGATAGACCACACCCGTGACGAGCGCGACGAGTGCGTTGGAAACATCAGAGAGGTCTGCCATAAGACAAGCGCCTTCATCAATGCGCGCTGCGAGGCGCGATTGATCGAGTGAGTTGCATCAAGGAGTGAGATCACCTCGATCAAGTCGTCACCGTGCAGTGACATCGAGGCAGGTGTTGCATGTGTAGGAACGAAGCGCAGAAACAAAAAAGCCCGCTGGGTGGCGGGCTTTCTTTTCGCTACGTCTACGCTTCGTCTGGGTAAGTCAATGCACCCCAATGGGGTGCATGTCTCGGTCTGAACCGGTTACGCCGCGAGGGCAATCGAACATCTGGGAAACAGAATACGAAGGGGATATAAACCGTGCAAGGGGTCTGCGAAAAAAATTTTCAGGCGAACATCGGGGCCGCTGCAGCGGCACGCACGGCCTTCACCATCTGCACGCGCGCGACCTCCGAATCGATGACGTGCGACATGATCGACTGTGCCTTCGCAAGACGCACCTTCCAGTGCTTGAGCGTGTGCGGCGATGCGCCGTACTTGCGCACGAGGATGCGGCACACCATCTCCGCCGGCATGCGATGCACGTAGTGATACTGCAGCAGGCGCTTCGCGACCGGGTCGGCAATCTTCTGCCAGGCGCGCTCCACCAGCCAGCCGTCGTTCACGTCGATGGTGACGATGGCTTGTGGTGCGCCGCAATCGGCATCGCGCATGGCAACCGCCAGGCGTGCCCACGATGCGCAGTACTGCGGTTGCCAGCTCGGATCACGCACCACGCGGCCCCAGTTCTCCAGACGGTCTTCGATTCCCATATCCCTTTTCCTCGTTGGTTCAGTGTTTGTTGATTGCCGCCGTGGCGGCGGTGCCCATCGCTGCTGTCGATATCGTTGGGCGTTGGGCGCCCTCGCAAAGGCATGCCTCGCGCCTACTGGAACAGGCGCACCTGTGCAGGCGCCACGCGCACGGATTGCACCCAGCGACCGGTGGCGTTGCACTTTCGCTCCTCAGCCAACTCCAGCCGCTTGGCAGCAATCAGCTCGCTGCGGCGGGCAGAGACGCTGGACTTCTCAATGCGCAGCGCCTGCGCAATTTCAGCAATCGTGGCGGTGCCGGCGCGGGCCACGTAGTCGGCAATGCGATCGCACTGCAGCTTGGCCGTCGACGTGGTGCGGCCACGTCGAAAGGCATCCATCGAAGTTTCGGTGACAGTCATGGGAAGAGGCTCCAGTCGGCGCACAGGGGCGCGCGGATTGAACGAGATTCGGTTCGGCCCGGGTGCGGGCGTTGGCGGCCCGGTAACGCAGTGGGTGAGGGGCGGGAGGCGGGTCTATGGGTTGTAATTTAGATTATTCTAAACTACGATGTCAAGATACTTCTAACCCATAGCTTAGAAATTTCTTGCTCTAATGTGCCCCATGGACATCTACGACAACCGCCGCCAGTGGCTTGCCCACTGGATCCAAACCCTCGTCAACGGCGATCGCGCCGAGTTCGAACGCCAGTACGGGTACTCCCGCTCGCAGGTGGCGCAGTTCCTGTCGCGCACCTACCAGGATGGCCGCAGCATTGGTGATATCGCTGCGCGCCGGCTGGAGAAGAAGCTGGGGTTTCCGGACCGCACGATGGACGCGCCGTTCTCCGAGGCGGCCGCGCACGCCGTGGGCGGGGTGGATGACGGCGCCCCCGTATCGGCGCAGAGCAAGGGCTTTCCTGCCCGCCCTATCACCACGTATGACCGCCTGGATGAGCTGCCGACCGAGTCGACCATCCTGATCACGCATGTGGATGTGACGCTGTCCGCCGGCAATGGCCGTGAGACCTGGCACGTTGAAGAGAAGGAGCCGCTGCCGTTCCAGGCCGACTACATCCGCCGGCTGGACGCGAGCCCCAAGAACCTGGTTGCGGTCAAGGTGCGCGGCGACAGCATGGAGCCGCGCCTGTTTGACGACGACACCGTGGTGGTCGACAAGGCCGACCGGCGCATCCCCACCGGGGGCGGCGTGTTTGCCCTGGTCTACTGCGGAGAGATGCTGGTCAAGCGCCTGTTCCGCCTGCCCGACGGGTCGATCCGCGTCGTGAGCGACAACAAGGAAAAACACGATCCGTTCATGGTCGCCCCCGAGCAGCTTGAGCACATCGACATCGTTGGCCGGGTGAAGTACCGGTCGGGCATGGGCGATTTCTGAGCGCGCCCGCACCCGCTGCCTCAACACATGCAAACCCGCTTCGGCGGGTTTTCTTATGGGTGCTCGCAACGTTCTAAACAGCAATGCTTAGAATTATCTTGACATTCTATTAGAAACATCTAAAATAGCGAGACCAACAGCGCGAGGGGAGCACAATGGTCAACGCGAGCACGCCGATGGAACGCCTGGTCTGCCAGGCCCTGATTGCCGACGACATGGTTGACGCTGACCGTGACCTGGATGACACGCACATCTACATGGCCCCCATTGCCGCCACCCTGCTGCGCAATGACCTAGGCGACAAGGCCATGGCCTCATTGGGGCGTGAGTTGCTTTGCCAGTTCCTGCACGACATCCAACAGGCGGTCGCAGAAGAAGCGACGCTGGCCGATGCGATCATCAACATTGCCAACATCGGCGAGCGTGCGTGGCACCGCAGCGACGCACTCGCGCTGGCGGCATGATGCGGCGGCGTGCTCGCCGCGGTTGGCTGGAACATCGGCGTATCGATCTACTGATCGTCGTCGCCCTGTTTGGTGTTGCGCTGCGCGCGCTCGGGCACCTGCTCTGACATGGAGATCCGCATGAAGCACGGCACGAGGCGGGACACCCACCAATGGGTAGATGAACACGCCGCCCTCGTCGACTGGCTGCTTGTCATCGGCGTGGGCACGCTTGCCGGGGCCGTGATGTATCTGGCCATGGTCCTGCGCGCGGGCGCCTGAACACTCCGACTCACATACACATTCCTGAATGAACGAAGCACTGATCCGCATTCTTCGCACGACCCGCAACGCATGGGGTTTGACCACCGAACGACACAGCCCGCCGCTGCCCCACGTACCTCACAACGCTCGCTGCATGAGCAAGCAATCCAGCCAACGCCCGAACTTGTAGCCCACCTTCTCCAGCACGCCCACCTCGCGAAACCCGCAGCGCGCGTGCAGCTTGGCTGATCCCGGGTTCTCATACCCACCACCGACCACGGCCACCATCTGCTTGAACCCACGCGCCTGGCATTCCGCAATGAGCGCCTGCAGCAGCAACGTACCGACGCCCCGCCCTTGCGCGGCCGCATCCAGATAGATCGAGTCTTCCACCGTATTGCGATACGCGGGCCGCGCGCGGTGCGGGCCGGCGTAGGCATAGCCGAGCAGTTGGCCGTCGGCCGCGGCCACGATATAGGGCATGCCGACGTCCTGCAGCGCCTGGAAACGGCGCGTCATCTCGGTTAGGTCGGGCGGGTCGATTTCGAAGCTGGCAGAACCGAACAGCACGTGCTGCGTATAGATGGTGACGATCGCCGGCAGGTCAGCCAATGTGGCCGGGCGGATGCTGACGGCGTCAGCGCCGGAGGCAACGTCAGAAGCATTCGTGGGGGATGCAGAGGACATGGCGACAAATGCGTGCGCGAAAGCGTCATTGTCATGCCAATTTCACGTGCCCGACACGTCGCCGAACAGTCCATGCAGGTATGCCTATCGGACAACGCCGGAATGCGGTAATTTGGCAAACGCATTTGCCACGCCGCGCGCCTCCCGTTTTCCTCCTATGCACGACCTGTTTCCCCTCCTTGCCGAATACGGTGCGTTTGCCGTGTTCCTGAACGTGTTGCTCACGCAGGCCGGTGCTCCGCTGCCCGCCGTACCGACCCTGCTGGTGGGCGGTGCACTCACCATGATCGGCCCCCTGCACTTGATGGAGCTGCTGCCCGCTGCCGTCACCGGTGCGCTGCTGGGCGATGCCCTGTGGTACGTGGCCGGCAGGCGCTACGGCCGACACGTGATGGCGCTGCTGTGCCGCGTGTCGCTGTCGCCCGATTCCTGCGTGCGGCGCACGCGCACGCAGTTCGAGCGCTGGGGTGCGCCGCTGCTGTTGATCTCGAAGTTTGTGCCGGGGCTGTCGACGGTGTCTTCCGCGCTGCTGGGCACGATGCGCACACCGTTCAGCGTGTTCGCGGGGTACAACCTGGCAGGCTCGGCACTCTGGGCGGTAATCTGGCTGATGCTCGGGCGCATGGCGCATGACAGCATCGACCAGGCGCTGCGGTTGCTCGACCAGCTTGGCAGCCGCGCGATCGCGCTGATCGTGGTGCTGGCGGCGCTCTACGTGGCCGGGCGCTGGCTGCAGCGCTGGCGCTTTCGCAAGATGCTGGAGATGGTGCGCATCTCGCCCGACGAGCTGCATACGCTGATCGAATCGGGT